CTACCGCTGAGCGCTGTGATACGGCAAGATAACGTCGGCGCAAAAGCGGCTGCGATATCAGAAAAGATTCGAGGCACTGTGATTGCCCAGGTGAAGGCCACCGGCACCTTAACAGGCTGGCAGATTTTCGTCAGCCCTGATGGCGATAAGGTTATCTTCAACTATCCGACCGGCGAGACAGACGCCTACAACCAGCACGTCTTCAACCCCATCATCCGCGCCTGGTGTGTTTTTGAGAACGTGCCGGCAAATGTGTGGGGCCAGTTCAACGGAGACACCTATTTCGGCAGCGCGTCCGGCAAGGTCTTCAAGGTCACGGGCGACAGCGACAACGGTGAGAACATCGTTGGCGATATCGTCACGGCCTACAACTATTTCGGTGACCGTGCCAGCTTCAAGCGGTTCAGTTCAGTCCAGCCGATGCTGGAGGGCGACACCGATGTTGTCTTCAGCTTTGGAGTGGCGACAGATCAGAAGCCGGCCAGCACAATTGACGTTTCACCTGTCACTTTCGCCAGTAACTTGGCGGCCTGGGACTCGGCAACCTATGATGACTTTTTCTATGCGGACACCAGCGGCGCAGGGATCACCAAACGGCGCAAGGCTGTGAACCGCGTCGGCTACTCTGCGGCTTTACGCATCAAGGTTGCCACTAGCACGCAAACTATCAGCTTCATCTCAGCACACTATACTTTCCAACCGGGAGGGCCAGTCTGATGCCATTCTCATCCGGCACCTTTACGCGCACGTTTGACTGTACGACCGACAGGGACAATGGCGTCAAAATCCTTGCCAGCAAGTTCGATACCGAGTTCGACGGCATAGCCACCGGCCTTTCGACTTGCATCCTCAAAGACGGCACACAGACTTGCACGGCGGCGATACCGTTTGCTGAAGGTCTTACTGTGCCTGACAACAAGACCATCGTGCTTGGTACAAACAGCGACATCACAATTCAATATGATGAGACGACCAACGACGCCCTAGAGATTGCTGCCAACGTGGAGGGCGCGGCGCTTGGCGTTGTGCTGAAGGCCGACCAGGGCGATGACAACGCAGACCAGCACAAGCTCAACATAGCTGACGGCGGCGTGCTGACCCTCCAAAGCAAGATCAGCGGCGGCTTTGTCACCTACCTAACTCACACGCCAAACGCCACGGTTGCCGACAGCACAACGGCTGTTGCAGGCAATCTGACTGTCGCTGGCGACCTGACGCTAGGGTCAGGCGCTGTGATCAGCGAGGCTGAGTTAGAGGCCATTGACGGCGTTACAGCAGGCACAGTGGCGGCCTCTAAGGCCGTCATTGTGGACGGCAACAAGGATATTGCCAGTTTCCGCAACGTAACCCTGACAGGCGAGTTAGATGCTGGTTCGCTAGACATCAGCGGAGATGCCGACATTGATGGCACGCTGGAAGCTGACGCCATGACGCTAAACGGCACGGCCATCACGGCAACAGCCACGTTAGACACAGGCATATCAAACAACAACGTGCCGAAATTCACCAGCGGCGTGGCTGACGATGATTTTCTGCGCGTGGCTGGTACAGCCATCGAAGGCCGGTCTGCATCTGAGGTGCTGTCAGACATTGGCGGTCAAGCCAGCCTGACATTCGGCATTTCAAACACCAACGCAGTCAAGATCGACAGCTCATCCGTCGCTGATGACGAATATGCTCGATTTACTGCAAATGGTTTGGAAAGCCGGTCAAATGCAGAGGTTTTGTCAGACATCGGTGCGGTCTCACAGGCTACAGCGCAAGCCGATGCGACAGCTTTGGCAATAGCGCTGGGATAGAGGGTAAAATATGGCAAACACTTTCAAAGTAGTATCGCACGACGTGATGCCAGCGAGTGCTGGCACACCCGAGGATTTGTACACAACGCCAGGATCGACCACGACAGTCGTGATCGGATTGTTGATTGCAAACATTCATACCGCGCAAGTCACCGCATCGGTGAAGCTGGTCAGCGATACATCCGGCGGTGGCAGAGCCGCGACTAACACTACCACGTTCCTTATCAAGTCCATGCCGATACCTGTGGGCGCGTCAATGGAGGTGCCGCTAGGCGGCAAACTGGTTCTGGAAACCACAGACAAAGTGCAAATAGATTGCTCAGTCGCTGACAAGGTTTCAGTCACCATGAGCATTATGGAGATTACCTGATGAGCAAGGATCGTTTCATTGGTAAGGACGGGCGGCAGACTAGCTATGAAAGCATTATCCGACAGAACGAACAGACTGTGGTTGCAAGCCTGACCATTGATTCAACTAACAGTGGCCTGTCGGCTGGCCCTATCACGATTGACACCAGCACCACCGTCACAGTTAACGGATACTGGAGCATCGTATGACCAGCGTATTGAATGTAGACACGATTGCAGATAAGGCTGGCACTGGTCCGGTAGGGCTGACGAAGCAAGAGGCTGCTAAATTATATTCGTATTACACTCAAACGACTCCAGCGGTCACTGGGAGTTTTGGAGTGAGTTCCATTTCTGACGACTCTAGTGGTAGGTATACTATTAGTTTCACTAATTCGTTTTCAAATGCAAATTATTCAACAGGTGGCATGGCTTCATTAGACGGCGATCCGAACGCTAGGTTCAACATGACCTACGAAACCAAAGCAACAGGCACCGTAAAAATGAACACATTTAATATTAGCAGTGCTGATGAGTACAAAGACGGGTTGTCAGATGCACAGTTGCTGGGAGACCTCGCATAATGGCAAGCATACTCAAAGTCGATACAATCACAGGAGTAACCACGGCTGGCTCTATTGCGGTGACAGGCGAGGGCAACTCGACCACAACGAATTTGCAGCAGGGGCTCGCGAAGGTTTGGATTAATTTTGACGGAGATGCGTCAGACATTGCAATACGAGATAGTTTCGGTGTGAGCGGAAACTTAGACAACGGAACTGGCGACTATACAATCACTTTCTCCAACGCAATGAGTAATGGTAGTTACTCACTTGCAGGTGTGGGTGAAGCAGGTGGTGGTGGTAGCGTAATGGCTTTGGCAGTAAACGGCACTGATGGTCTAACGACAGCGTCGGCCAGAATATTTACTAAAACAGGCAGTCCTGCTGACAGTAATGTGGTCACGTCTACAATCAACGGAGACCTCGCATAATGGCTAGTGAACTGAGAGTAAACACCCTGAAGGATGCCAGCGGGAACAACAGCGTGGCTACGTCTACTGTTGCACAGGGTAGTGCGAAGGCTTGGTTGGCTGCTGAAACAGACGCACAGCCATTTGACTCGTTCAACACGGCATCAGGGCAAGATAACGGAACCGGCGACTATACCTATGCCTTTACCAACGTAATGAGCAATGACGACTACTCAATTACCGCCTGCGCTTCTTATGCAGCTATCTTGGCGTTTGACAACCCTGAAAGAACAACCTCAAATTACAACGTCAGGATTTTTGCTAGGACTGATAGCTTGACTAATGACAATGCCAAAAATAATCAGGCAATCCACGGAGACCTCGCATGACAGTGACACCTGAGTTTACCGGCACACATCTGTGGGACAGGCTCTGCTGGGCCAAAGAGAACCTTGAGGGTGTGCAGTCAGACTACCGGGTTGTCTACGAGGACAGCGTAGACGAGTGCGCCAAGATACTGGTGCCTGACCCTAATTGGATGGCCTGTGCATTGCAGGGCGGTATCCTGCCGCCTGTCTGGGTATACTGGGAGTTAGCGAAGGATGAGGCACAGCCCGACTTCAAGAAACACACACGCGGCTACTTGCTGCATGACACGGAACCGATGGGGCCGATGACCGAGGAACAGGCCATCGAATACCTCATTCAGAAGGACGTGCCGCAGTCTGTCTGGCGCGAGTGGGATGCCGGTAATAAACCCAAGATGGTGATCTGCCGCAAAGAACAGCTTCCGGGCACACGAGAGTGGCGCAATGCTTGGAAGATATCTGAAGACATAGCCACAAATCATCACATAGCCGCATAGGAGCGATCCACATGGCAACCACCTACATCGTTGATAAGGACGGTAATCAAATAGATGCGTCCGAAGCCACAGTCCCATCTGACCGTCATTTTCGTGGTGCTTGGTCACTGTCGGGTAAAGTCATTTCTGAGGATATGACCAAGGCCAAGGAAATATTCAAAGACAAAATCCGTGAAGTGCGTGGTCCGCTTTTGGAAGCACAAGACGTGGCTTACATGAAGGCCCTTGAGGCCGACGATGCGTCTGCCAAGACTGCGGCTGTCAACGCTAAGACTGCCTTGCGTGATGCACCGGCGGCATCTGCGATCACGAGCGCAGACACGATTGCAAAGCTCAAGGCCGCTTGGGATACCAGTGTGCTTGGCGACAGCCCATACGCTTCATGAGCAAGCCCACCGCTGCATCCGTCCAAGCACAGATCGACACCCATGAAGCCGTTTGCGCTGAACGCTGGAAAGAGACCATCCTTCGGATCAAGCGCATCGAACACATCATGATCGGTACTGCTGGCACAACGATTGTCCTGCTTGTAGGCGTACTGCTAGGGCAGTGATCCACGCATTTTTGCTGTTCGTGTTTCTCGACGGCAAACTGGTTTCAAACGACCTCTATTTCTATAGCGTTGATGACTGCACTTACTTTGCCCGTGCGCTGCACAAGCAAGGTGGGCAAATCACGGCCTATTGTCTGCCTAAATTCATAGATCCAGACAAAGTGAAGGTGTACTGATGCTTGATCCAGTCAGTATCGGCACGGCTGTCCAAGTGGCGACCGGGGCCTTTAAGGTGCTGCAGAAAGGTTTTGCGGCGGGGCGTGAGCTAGAGCAGATGACGCAGGATCTGTCACGCTGGATGTCTGCTGTTTCAGATGTCGATCATTTAGAAAAAAGCGCTAAGAGCCCAAGCCTGTTCCTCAAGCTCACGAAAGGCAAGAGCATAGAGAGCCTGGCGCTAGAAGCCTTCACGGCCAAAAAGCAACTAGAGGATCAACGCTACCAGCTCAAGCAGATGATCCAGCTCACGCGCGGCGTGGCTGCGTGGAACGAGCTGATCGCCCTGGAGGGCAGGATCCGCAAGCAGCGTCAGGAAGCCATCTACGCAGCTCAGCAGCGCCGTCAGAAGATCATTGAGTACATTGCCTGGACGGTCGTGATCGGGGCTGGCTTGGCCACCCTGACAGCCTTTGTGCTGCTACTGAAGGCGCACACCGCTCAGGCAAATGACATGACAACGTGCCGTCTGGTCAAGTGCATCAAGCTCGACAAGCAGCAAGAGGCCTGCGTCTATCGCGGGGCGCATAACACCCAAGAGACGCTGTTCTTTAATTACGGCGAGTGGAAACCACGCGAATACCTGTGTCAGTGGAACCCTGACCAACCACCGCCCCCCAACGTCTATGACGTTTTGAAGGCCATCAAGGAG